GGGTTTGGGCGGCACCTGCCGTTCATTTTAAGGGAACGGGTTGGGGGAAAGACTAATGGTAAAAGAAATCAGAATCAAAGATGGTTTGTATATGTCATTTGGAACGCGCAAAGGTTTCGGCTTAGGAATCGTAATTGATAAATGGACATTATCAATTGACTTCGGAATCTTTTGGATGGCGTTGGAGTGGTAGGCGAATTAACAGCCGTTTCACTTTTTGCAGGTGTTGGTGGATTTGATTTAGCACTTGAACGGCAAGGTGTCAAAGTTGTTGCGAGTGTAGAAATAGATAAGAAAGCTCAGGATGTGTTGCGCCGACACTTCCCAAACTCAACAATCTTTGGCGATGTCACGGGGGTAACAGGTGAACAACTTATTCAAGCAGGATTTAACCCAAAGCGAGGAATCATCACCGGTGGTTTCCCTTGTCAGGATTTGTCAGTTGCAGGAAAGCGAGCAGGACTTCAGGGAAGTAGATCAGGATTATTTTGGGAAATCGTCAGACTCCTTATCGAAACCAAAGCGGAAAATTTCATTCTCGAAAATGTCCCTGGTTTATTATCCTCAAATGACGGAGCAGATATGGCAACAGTCATCACAGCGTTGGATGACATCGGGTTTGATGTCGCGTGGCGAGTGCTTGATGCTAAATTCTACGGAATACCACAAAGAAGGCGTAGAGTGTTCATTGTCGGATGTCTTAGAGGTTCAGGGGGAACACCTGCGGAAATACTTGCTCTCAGCGAAGGCCGCGCAAGGTATCTTGAGAAGGTCGAACAAGGGAAAAGGTCAGTTACCGCAGGAACTTCAAAGGGCGCTTGAAAATGTGGTGGGTCAAGAGTCGCAGAGCGCAGAGTGAATTTGATTATGAAACTTGGATTGAGGGGGCAGTTATGACAACGCTAAATGACTTTGACAATAAAACGGATTCTCGCGCAACAGCTTTGATTTTATTTGAAGCAACAAGAGTTGATGATGTAAGAATTCACCAAAATATCTCGCCAACAGTTCCGACTTATTGGGGAACAGGCGGTTCACGCGTTCCTTATTGGCTTATTGATAAAATTCGCCGTTTAACGCCAACAGAGTGTGAACGCTTGCAAGGATTTCCTGACGATTGGACATCGGGGCAAGCAGATTCATCGCGATACAAACAAATTGGCAATGCGGTAGCCGTGCCGGTAGTTGAGTGGATTGTTAGTAGGATGGTTTCAGAATTGGTGGATGAGTAATTGTTGGCAACTTGCGGTGATGGTGTAATGGAAACACGGCAGGTGTTCCAACCTGCAATTGGCGGTTCAATTCCGACCTCATCGCTCCAACAAATAGAACCAATTTCCTATAATCAGGCTTATGAATTGGTGAACGCTTTTCATTACTTAGGCAAGAAAAGATTTATTGGGCAATACGCCTTCGGGATAATTGAGGATTTGCAGGTTGTGGGCGCGGTGGTTTATTCACCGCTTTCAGTTCCTAATTCAGCAACTTCAGCTTTTGGTTTACCAAGAGGCAACTATCCTGAATTTCTTGAGATGTCTAGGTTAGTTCTTGAACCAAGATTGAACGGAACAAACGCCGGTTCAAGGTTGATAGGTCAAAGTTTGCGAATGTTAAAGAAACGGGGAATCAAAGCGGTGATTAGTTATGCGGATTCAAGCAGACACATTGGAGCAGTTTATCAAGCAGCAAATTTTGGCTATTACGGATTGACACCGCAGAAAAATGATTTCTATTTTGCTGACGGAACCAAACTTTCAAGAGGCAAATCTAAGGGATTTGAAGGCAAATGGGTACCGCGAAGCCGAAAGCACCGTTATTTATATTTGATTGATAAAACAGTTCAGGTAGCTTGGCCTCAAGAGGCTTATCCAAAAGAGGTCAAAAATGATTGATACTCTTTTTGATATTCCTGCCCGAAAGGTTGTTGATTCACCAAAGGAATTTAATTTGGTTGAAATTTCAGCTCAAGGTGCTTGCCGAGTAAATGCAGAATTCCATTCACGCTTCCCTTATATCCATTGGTCAAATGTAGTTAGAGGCAAACATTACATTTGTTTTGGATTGTTTTATGAGAATGTTGCCTACGGCTCTGCGATTTGGTCATCACCTATTGCGGGTAATCGCTTAAAAGATGGTTGGAAGTTGCTTGAGCTGCGCCGGTTGGCGTTATGCGCTGAGTGTCCAAAGAACACGGCAACTTGGATGTTAAGCAAAATGGAGAAAGACATTCGCAAAAGATTTCCCGACATAATCCGATTGATTTCATATCAAGACACAGAGGTTCATTTAGGCACAATCTACAAAGCAGCAAATTGGGTCGCAGTAAGTCAAACTAAAGCTAATCTTAGTTGGTCAGATTCAGGCAGAAAAAGAAATGCTGAACAATCTAAAGCATCAAAAGTTAGATGGGAACGGAACCTAATTTGAACAACGCAACCCTAACCACCGCACTTCGCTTTTTAGCTGAGGGCATCAGCGTTGTTCCTGTCGCAAATGACGGAAGCAAGCGCCCTGCTTTATCTTGGCAAAAGTACCAAGAACAACTGCCAACTGCCGATGAATTATTGCTTTGGTTTAAGCACGATGTTGATGGCATCGGCGTAATCACGGGCAAAGTATCGGGCAACCTTGAAATGCTAGAGCTTGAAGGTCGAGCAGTATCACAAAAGATGCACCTTGATATTGCTGAGATTGCCAACAACTCAGGTTTGGGCGAACTTTGGCAGCGCCTAAATGCAGGATATGTTGAGATAACCCCATCAGGCGGGTTGCATTGGCTCTATCGAGTCATTGACGGTGAAGTCGGCGGCAACACTAAGTTAGCGCGAAAGCCTGGCGAAAACGGCGGCGTGGATGTGTTTGCCGAAACGCGAAGCGAAGGCGGGTTCACTATCACCGCGCCATCAGGCGGTTTGACTCACCCCAACGGTGGCAATTGGACACTAATCGGCGGTTCAATTGAGTCAATCCCAAAGATCACGATGCACGAAAGATCAGCACTCCACCAAATCTTTGCGATGTTTGACGAAATGCCAAAGGCGCAAGTAATTCAAGCAGATGTAGTTGCCAAGCACGATGGCACCCTAAGCCCCGGCGATGATTACAATGCCCGCACCACTTGGGATGAAATCCTCTTGCCGCTTGGTTGGTCAAAGGTTTATCAAAAAGGTGAGGCAACAGTTTGGCGCAGACCGAACAAAAACGAAGGCATCAGCGCGACCACCAATTTCAACGGCAATGACAAACTCTTTGTTTTTTCAACCTCAACCATCTTTGAAGCTGAAAGTTCTTATTCAAAGTTTGCCGCTTACGCTCACCTGAACACCAACGGGGATTTCAAGCAGGCTGCCCAACAATTAAGAAATCTTGGCTACGGGGCAACGGAGCTTAAAGAACTACTGCAACCGAATAATTTGTTAGCGCAAAATGTGATTGAAGCCCCTTCACAGGTCACCACCGCCGACCTAAGCGATGATGATTCAAGTTGGAAGCCAATCCCACTAAAAGATTATTATGACGGCTTATTTGCTGCCCCTATCGCCACAATCTTAAAAAGAACTGATGGCAATGGGCTACTTTATACGGGGCGAGTTCATTCGATTTATGGTGAATCTGAATCAGGAAAGTCTTGGATTGCTCAGATTGCCACCGCCGAGTGCCTGAAAGCTGATCAAAAGGTCATTTATATTGACTTTGAATCCGATGCGATTGACATTGTGAACCGCCTCAAGGCGCTAGGCGTGAGCCGTGCCAACCTGCTTCAATACTTCACATATATCAGACCTGATGGCCCGCGCAACGAAAATGACCCATATTGGCAAGACATCCTGCAACCTGACAGCGCCGTTCTAGTGGTAATTGATGGGGTAACGGAATCCTTAACAATGTGGGGCGGGCAGACCAAAGACAATGACGAAATCACCCGTTGGATGCGAATCTTTCCAAGAACGGTTGCCACCGCCTGCGGCGCTGCCGTTGTGCTGATTGATCACATTACAAAGAACGCCGAAACACGCGGGCGGTTTGCCATTGGCGGGCAGGCAAAGTTGGCAACGATTGATGGCGCTGCTTACCTTGTTGAACCGATTGAAGTTCTTGCTCCTAGCAGAGTTGGCTCGCTGACAATGCGAGTCACCAAAGACCGACCGGGATTCGTTCGCAAGATGGCGGGAATGTATCGAAAGTCAGACCGCACCCAAGAGGCTGCTATTTTCACCATTGATTCGACTCGACCACAGATGGAATATGTGATTGGCGTTCCACTTAGGGAAGATGAGGCAGATGCCAACCGCGAGTTCAAGAAACTCAAAGAGGTAGCTGAGTTCATCCATAACCACCCCGGTAGCACCCGCCGAATGGTTCAAGATGGGGTTGCGGGTTCTAAAGAGTCAATTGGCAACATCATTGGCGATTTGGTGGCAGGTGGTTGGATTGAAAACAGGGGCAATGAGAGGTCATTTGTTCTCTATCTTTCAGAGATCGGCAAAGATCATTTCAGCTTTGTTGATGCCAAAATCTCTTATTTGGGGGCAAACTAGGTGTTCGTTCCGTTCCTTTTGTGTTCCTTTTTCAAAAAGGGAACACAGGCAGAAATGAGCGTGATCGGTGTTCGTTCCGTTCCGTATATGTATATATACGGAAAGAGGAACACCATCATTATCGGTACAGGAAC